TCAGTGGAGAGAATGTTAGCAAGTTCTGCTTCTGCATTCAGACCATGAATTGCCTTCAGGTCTTGTGCAAGCTCAAGGCTGTATTCTGCCTTCAGTGCTCTTGACTTTGCTTCAACGAGAACTTTCTCGATTGAGAACGCCATCTCGTTGAACTGGTTGCCAGAACCATTACCGAGGTCCTCAGCGTCGCCAGTTACCATACCCTGACCAACGTTGTAACCAGTCGAAACAGCGGTTCCAACGGGGTTCAGGAGACCAGGATTGCTACCTGCTTGTGAAGTAGTACCCATACCAGCAACTCCATCGGAGAAGCCAGCAGACTGATCAAGACCATCGGGTTGACCAGAGAATGCGGTATCTGCTTCGTTGAACAGTGCTTCTGCGCCACTCTGATTGGTGTAGCGTGAACGCATTGCGAAGATCAGTCCAGTAGGACCGCTCATTGGTTGAACGCCTGCCAGGTCATATGCGACGAGGTTAGGCATTGCGCGTCTGATCAGTGAGATCAGAACGGGATCAAAACCTGCAACAGGACCTGCTGCATCAGCCGAACCTGAGAAACCGCCTGATGCACCAGCAGCGTTAGCTGCGTTGGTTGGGGTTTCGTTCAGCATACCTGAAGAGAATGCTTGCTGCTCTCTCAGGAACTTTTCTTGGTTTTCCAGCAGGACTGCGGTTACCGCTCTTCTGTGGGAATCTTTGATTGGATCAAGACCCTCATAGTCGAGAAGTGGACTCCACTTTTCCTGCAGATGCTCTGATTGGAACATTTGCTTTTACCTTTACTAAATGTGTTTTTTGGTTTGAATTATATTAAATTCACTTTTTGCTAACAGCACCGAGAGTTCTGAGGTAGCTGTTCATGTAATCAGGTGCATGACCTGTTGCATCAACATCTACTTCCTCAGACAGATTTTCGGTCTGCGCTTTAGGAGCTTTCTTTGCTGAGAAGTATGACTCCTTCAGCATCTCCAGTTTTTCACGATATTTTGCTGCACTTTCAAACTCAACACTTTCGGCAAGTGAAGCGAGCTTCTCTTTTTGAGAGAGTGCAAGACCCTCTGCTACTTCATCAAAGATTCCATCTGCAACCGACTCAGAGAGGCGCTTGTTAAGGTGGATATTCTTCTCGATCTGCTCGTTGAGTTTTGTCTCCATGTCATCAAGTTTTTCTACCATGCTCTCAAGTACATCATATTTCTCTTCAGGGATTGATACATAATGCTCTTCAAAAAGTCCCTTCAGACCAGCCATGAAGGACTCTGACATTTCTGCCTTCAGTCCACTCTCAATGGCAAGTCTATTTTCGGTGACCCATTCTTCTGCAACATACTCAAGATACGAGTCAACTCTTTCTTGAAGAGCAGACTTGATCTCGGTTACCTCTTCCATGAGGCGCTCTTCGTATGCTTCGTCGTAAGCAGCGGTGAGACCTTCTTTGATCTCTTCGACCTTTGATCTCAGTGCTGCTTCAAAGATGGTGCGTGCTTTCTCTTGGAATTCTTCCGAGAGATCTTCACCATCGAGGAGGGCGCTAACGTCTTCAGTGACATCAAACTCCTCTTCTTCGGTCTCGTCTGCCTCAGCGACAACCTCTTCTTCAGAGACAACCTCTTCTTCGGTTTCCTCTTCTTCAGAAACTACCTCTGCCTCATCGGTGATTTCCTCATCCTCTTCGATGTACTCTTCAGAGTCGAGTTCTTCTTCCTCTTTAACAGCGTCACTCTTCTTCAGACCCTTCATAGGATCAGCACCTTTAGCACCCTTGGTTACAACATCCTTAACTTGCTTAAGGGTTGCACCAGGAGTTTTAAGTGCTGCTGAATTGTCATCAGACTTATAGTTTTCTGGTGTAGGACCACCAAGATCTTCCCAGGATCCAGTTTGACCTGCTACTGCGCCTGGAGCAAGCTTCTGCATGGGATCCCCTGCCTTTGCACCTGCATTGACAGCGGTCTTGGATTGACTTGTGCCTGCTTCCATTTCCTGTAAATTGTTGTCACTAGACATTTGAGACTCTCCGATTAACCTTTGTAATTTAATCTATATTTATTTATTAAATTGAAAAATTGAACTGTATATATAGCGTCAAAGTGAATTGAGGAAGTCATTAAAGAGAGATAACTTCTTCTCTTCTAAAACCCTTGACCTTGCTGCTTCTTCAATTCTTCTCTGAGTTTGTCTGGCGAGTTTTTCGCGGAGGATGCCACCATCCCAGACCCACTCTTTACCTTCCATAATTCCCTCAACAAATGCATCGGGAGCGGAAGGATCGGCAACGATATCTGCTGCAGTAGCAAGCATAAAATCTTCGCCAACTTCTTTATAACCTGCCTTAATATTGTCTCTTAAAGAACCAATACCACGAGAAGATACTCCAAGAGTAACTCCGTCCTTCAGAAGCGCCTCAGCAATTTTACCCATTGGAGTGTGCAGAATCTGCGCTTTGCCAATGAAGTTGTTGCCGTCTTGCTTCAACTCAGTAATCTTATGTGAAACTCTATCGAGGTTTACGGTAGGACCATCGGGGTGACCTAACTCCCCAAGTGCTCTACCCTTAGCAACATAGTCTTTGGTATAACGCTTTACTTCCCTTTCCATAATATTGAAGGGATACATTCTACCATTACGGTTGACCATCTCACTCTGAAGGAATACGCCCTTAATGAACATATTCTTCTTACCGTTTACGGTTTCAGTGAGAACTTCTACCTTCTCAATTTCTTCTCTAATGAGTTTCATTTTAGAATACGGTTGGTTATTTAGTTATTTATTAACCTTCAGTCTTCAGCGTCTTCAAACTCTTCTTCGTCAAACATGGAGTTGTTAACTCCTGGTCTAATCGCTTCAATTTTTTCGGCAGATTTGGTATAAAGAATCTCTTTAATCTTATCTGATACATTAGTGGGTGATTCATCACTAATAATCATATCTAGAAGGTCGTCCATTGCTATACTGTAGATTACCGAGTTATTTAGGATAAATACGAAAAAGGGTTTTTGTAATGGATGGGTTCCCTCATATCTACTATACAAATGTTGATCGTAAAGTAGATAGAAAGCAGTATATGGAATCTCAGTTTGATTCTCTTGGATTATCTTATACAAGAGTTGAGATGTTATCTTGCCCTAAAGATGGTCCACCAAAAAACTTTTTAGATAACCTAACAGGCACATATCCAGATAACTGTTCTCAATGGATAAACTGGTATGGTTCTTTATTGTTTGATTTTTTTGAAGACTGGTTGACAACCGATCAAGATTATCTTCTTTTTATGGAAGATGATTATGACTTATCTCTAATAACAAAATGGCACTTCACTTGGGAAGAGTTTATGAATAGAGTTCCATATGATTGGGACTGTATTCAACTTGGATTTGAATCTCCAGATATAATTCCGTTTTATTTGCATCCAACTAGACCACAGTACTCTTTGGGACCATGTTTGTTGAGAAGAGATTATGTTGAGAAGTTAGTTAGTCTCCATAAACCATCGGGCAAATATAAATTTGATTACAGAATTGCGAATCATATTTACATTAATAGAGACTCTGGAATACATGATGGTTGGGACTATGTTGCAACTTCTGGTGGTCCAGACTATTATATAAATCAATCGGGTAAAAGTTATTCGATACCACTAATCCCAATGAATCCATACCTTGCTGGAATTAGTCATCAAGGACCATTTGGAGAACTAGATTGGAAACCAAAACTTAGTTTTGTTAAATGTCATGAGGCATATCATGAATGGTGGAGTAATGATAGGGATAATTTTACCCTGGATGAGTTCTTTACTTATGGTAAAGATAATGATGTTCTAATGGAAAAAGACATTTCCAGATGGGACGATAAATATTTCTACGACCTGGCGATGAATAATGCGGAACGTTTATCTTTTTCAACCACAGTATTCAGTTGAAGTAAGAAAGGAAGATAATTATTGGTTACCTTATAGTGTTGCTTGTCTATGGAGTTACTGTGGACAATTTGATGACATTAAAGATAATTATGAGTTAAAAGATATCATCTTTAAAAGAGAACATCCAGATAAACTATTAGATAGATTAGACAACCCGCGTTTGTGTGCATTTAGTTGTTATATTTGGAACGAGAGATATTGTTTAACTATTGCAGAACTAATTAAGAGAAGATATCCAGAGTGCATTATTGAATTTGGTGGACCGCAAGCAACTAAAAAAATGCTCGATGAGAATGATTTTATCGATTGCATCATGCTTGGAGGGGATGGTGAAGTTAACTTCTTGGATTTACTGAGAACTATTGTAGAAGGAAAAGATATAACTCGCATTTACGAGAGAGGAAGAATACAAGACTTAGAGTTTCTGAGTCCATATCAAACTGGATTGTTTGATAAATTGGTTTCCGAAAATCCAGATACTTTGTGGGCAACTGTTATTGAATCTAATAGAGGATGTCCCCATAGATGTACTTACTGCGACTGGGGTGGTACGACTATGAGTAAAATTAACAAGTTTAACTTGCAGAGAGTTCAAGATGATATTGAATGGGCGCGTGATAATAACGTGGCATTCTTAATGATGACTGATGCAAATTTTGGAATATTTGCTGAGAGAGATTTAGAGATTGCAAAACTATTGAAGAAAGCGGGAGATCATCCAAATAGCAAGATTGAAGATATTGTTCTTCAGTACTCCAAAAACTCAAATGAGGTTGTATTTGAGATTACAAAAGAGATGGGTGGATTTGCGAGACGTGGTGTTACCGTCAGTGTTCAGAGTATGAATCAACCAACTCTTAAAGCAATTAAGAGAAAAAATTTACATATAAAAGACCTCAAAGGACATATGGAACTTGCCAGAAAATGGGGAGTTCGTACATACTCCGAATTGATTCTTGGTTTACCTGAAGAAACATTAGAGTCTTGGAAGGATGGAATTTGCACCTTACTAGAATGCGGTCAACATGAGTCTATTGACGTTTGGTTCTGTCAAGTTTTTGGCAACACTGAATTGAACAGTGCTTTATCGAGAGAAGTATATGGAATTCAAACAGTACAAGCAGAAGATTATGTATCATTCACAAATACTAAAGATTGTATAGAAATTAAAGAGACCGTAGAAATTATTAAAGGAACGAATACATTACCGACAGAAGAATTAATAGAAGCATATCTTTATGCATGGATGATAGTACAATTCCATATCAATGGATATTCTCAAGTAATATCAAAGTATTATAGAAACAAAAATAAAACCAAATATAGAGAATTTTATGACCGATTGTTTAGTGCAATAAAAGGTGATCCTGTTTTATTTGGGCAACATTATAAAAATCTCTACGACAAAATATATAATTACATGACTACTGGAAAAGTTACCGACAGCACTGGACATGCATTAGAAATGTCAATGGCGACGGACTACAATTTATTTTGGGAGAATAAAGAGCATACATTTGGTCTAATCTCTAAATGTTGGCAGGTTGAAGATTACCTACTAGATTTCCAAAAAGAATTTGTATATAATCCACATAGAGAGTATCCAATAAAATTATCTTTACCATTTGATTTGGACACTTGGGAAGATAGGAATACCGACTACAATATTTGTAATCCTAGAGAAGAATCTGAGAGATATGACATGTGGGTATTAAAGCGCAAAGGTCTTGATAAAAATACTATTGTAAAATTATGAGAAATCTATACATGTTCCAACCGCAATATGCGGTAGAAGTTAGAAACGAAGATACGTATTGGTTACCTTATAGTGTAGGTTGTTTGTGGGCATATTGTACTCAATATGAAGATATTGCAAGCGGATATTATCTTAAAGATTTAATTTTTAAAAGAGAGAATCCTGAAGAACTTGTCAATAGATTGGATAATCCTGCAGTCTGTGCTTTTAGTTGTTATATTTGGAATGAGCAATACAATCTGCATGTTGCAAAATTAATTAAAGAAAAATATCCTGAGTGCATTATTGAATTTGGTGGACCACAGGCAACTGATAAACTTGCAAAGTATGAATTTATAGATTGTATTATCATATCTGAAGGAGAAGAGGCATTCTTAGATCTTCTTAGAAAAGTAATACATAGAGAACCTTTTGAGAGAATCTACAGAAAACAAAGAATTGAAGACCTTGATTTCCCAAGTCCATATCAAATGGGAGTCTTTAATAAAATTATTAAAGAGAATCCAAATGTTCTCTGGTCAATGACTATAGAAACAAATCGTGGGTGTCCTCATAGATGCACTTATTGTGATTGGGGTGGAATGACATATCAAAAAGTAAAGCATTTTGATATAACACGAGTCAAAGAAGATATTGATTGGGCAGCAAATCACAATGTTGGTTTTATTTTTAATGCCGATGCAAACTTCGGCATGTTTAAAGAACGCGATGTTGAGATTGCGAAGTTGTTTAGAAAGGCAGCAGATGAAGGTAAACTTGAAGCAATCAACGTTCAATACTCAAAAAATTCAACTGAGGTTATTTTTGAGATCGCACAAATTCTTGGGGATATTAGTAGAGGCGTAACATTGAGTGTTCAAACCATGAACGAACCAACGCTTAAATCAATTAAGCGTAAGAACATGAGCATCAATAAAATCTCAGAGCAGATTGAGAAAAGTAAAAAATATGGAGTAAAAACATATACTGAACTTATCCTTGGTCTGCCAGATGAGACTTTAGATAGTTGGAAAGAAGGATTTTCAAAAATTCTTGAATGTGGACAACACGAATCAATTGATGTTTGGTTTTGCCAAATGTTTGGTGATACCGAACTAAACAGCGCAACTTCTAGAGAAGTCTTTGGCATCAAAACTATTAAAGCAGAAGATTATATGTCATTCAGTAATGACGAATATGACATCAAAGAAGTTATAGAATTAATATCAGAAACAAATACAATGAGTAATGATGAACTTATTGAGGCATATATGTATGGTTGGTTGATAGTTCAATTCCATATTGCAGGATATACTCAGTTAATTGCAAAACACTTCTTTAATAACTTAAACATAACTTATAGAAAGTTTTATGATGCTTTATTTGATCATGTTAGGAATGATACTGGCATTATTGGTGATCACTACAGAGAAATTGAGAGAGCAGTAAGTCACTACATGAAGACTGGAAAGATACTTGGCACTGGTAAGCATGGGCACACATTACATGCAGGAAGTTTTGCATTTATGTTTAATAATAAAGATGCCATATTTAAGATGGCAGAAGACGTTAGTAGATCATTTATTAATGTTGAATCCGATGTATTGAAACTACAAAGAGCATTCATTTTTGATGAGAACGCTGAATATCCGTTCTATCTTGAATGCTCTGATAGTAAGTATAAAGTTGATACCGAGTTCAAAGAATTTGATAAGAATGATCCCCACACCGTTTTTATTTTGAGGCGTAAAGGGCTACTGAAGAATCAATTATGTAAGGTTTGAATGCTTCTAATGCTTCATCCCATAAAATTCTTCTCTCATATGGAGTATTTTTATCCATCAAAGCAATAGTAACAGTAAATCTTTTATTATCTGTTGGATTGTGTGAACTATGAAGTGGTCCAACGTTAACTAAACTTGGTGTTGATACATCTGCTTCATATTCAAGAGTTGAATATTGTTCTCTTGTTACTAAAACTTGTCCATGATAATGATCGTTAGTTCTATCTCCAACATTATATTCACTTCTTTCTGGAATATCTGTTGAACAAACTTGTTCTGCGCTGGTGCTAACTCGCATAACCATATCAGATTTCCACCACCTCATTGTGGTTCCTTCTCCATCAAATTGGAATATAAGTTTTGCCCAGTCAGCATAATAGACATTATCTGAATGTATTACTCCATCATCATGAGGTGGAGTATAGAAAAATTCTATCCAGGTAGAGGTAAATCCCATACTCTCTAACCATGGTTTTATTTTATCGTTGTCAAGATCTTCAAATTGCAACTGTTTGTGAAATTCTGGCCAACGTATTCCTTCTGTTTTATACTTAGACACATCAATATTGGGGATATACTCCCCAATATCTAAAAATCTATGATAACGATTCATAACTAAACAATTCCAGGTGCTTCAGTACTTCCTCCATCTTTTGCACCATCAAGATTTGGTTCTTGAATTGGTGCTCCCAAATCTTCACCACCAGCAGGCATTGGTTCTCCAGTTGCAGGATCAATTGGTGCATTTGGATCTGGAATAATTCCAGCGGCAATCTCTTTTTTAATGAGTTTATCTTGTTCAATAATCTCTTCATCTGTCTGACGAAGAATTTTACGACGTACCCAATCTTGAGAATAATATTTGCCAATATATGGTTCAGCGGTTGCTGCAATATTAAGTCGCTCTGTCATCAACTCTGCTTCTTTAAGTTCAGAGAAATGATTATCATAAAGGAAGTCATACTGAATATGTTCAGACATGATCTCCCAGTCTTCTGGAGATACAATATTTTTAAGAAGAAGTTGAGTTCTCAACAAATCATTAAACATATTTGAGAATCTCTTTCTAAGTCTACCAACAAATTTAGTAAACTTAAGTTCGTCTCTTAAAATTTCAGAAGAACGACCGAGGTTAAATCCTTCTTGTCCACCAATTCTAGATGATGGTACATTTAGGGAACGATACAACTTCTCTTGGAAGTACTTGATATCAGATAACTCTCCTAAGTTTTGTCCACCAGGAAGTGTAGAGATTTCTGTTCCTCTACCACCTTCGCGGCGAGGCAACCAGAAGTCTTCCAACATTGACATGTATTTTTTATCATCTCTAATCTCACCAGTATTAGCATCATAAACCAACTTGTTACGATATCTCATCATAACATCACGGAGGTATTGTTCTGCCTTCATTTTAGGCAAGTTGCCAACATCAATATAAAAGATGCGACGTTCGGGAGCACGAGATAGGCGATAGATAACCAAAGAATCTTCAATCATTCTTAACTGATTGAGAGACTTAATTGCTTTATGAAGATATGATAAAGTAAGATTTTTATTGCGATCTACAAGACCAGATGTACAATATGTGATTGAATCTTTGGAGAATTTAACACCATTAGAAGCTTGATTATTGCCTCTATTAATGATTCCAGTCTGACTTGCTGATTGGTTATAAACAAAATATTCTTGAATATCTGGGAATCCAGTATCTTTTGGATCCTGTTCTCCACTAGGCAAATATCTAACATCTTCTGGTTTTTTCTTACCTGCTTGCCTTACAAACCGCATTTTTAATGCATCAATGTAACGCAATTCTTGAATTCCGTCTGTAGGATTTTTTATGTCAATTACTTTGTGGTAATATAGTCTTCCATCAACATACCAATTTCTGTAAATTTCATGGCACTTCTTATCGAAGTCCATCATCTCCAGAATGTGCTTAAACTCTTCTCTAATTTTTTTCTTTAGTCCATCACTAGCATTGAGGTTTGATAACTCAATTTGTACTGGACTATCATTGGTATCACTTACAATCGCCTCATTAACAATATCTTCGATAGCACCATCGACTTCGGGATGTAGTG